ACATTTACAGTGTCTTGGTCAGTGTCATGTACATATAATTCAGTCGCAGAAGCAGGGTCTGCATTATTCCATTCAATATAACCCGAAGCTGGTGGTGCAGTAGTATCGTTGCTCCACTTATAAGGGAAGGACACTCCACCAGCGGGGCCTACCTCGCCAGTCAGTCCTGTAGGTCCAGTTGGACCTGTTGCTCCCGCGGTACCCTGAGGTCCAGTTGGTCCAGTTACAGTTGAGTCTGCTCCCGTATGTCCAGTAGCACCGGTAGGTCCAGTCGGACCGGTTTTTCCCGTGCCTCCAGTGCCTCCCGTAGGTCCGGTAGCACCAGTCGCACCCGCTGTGCCTTGTGAGCCAGTTGGTCCAGTAGGTCCGGTCGGACCTGTTGCTCCAGTAGCACTAGCCTCGCCAGCCGTACCTTGGGGTCCAGTTGGTCCGGTTGGTCCAGTCGCTCCCGTTGGACCTGTTGGACCTGTCGCTCCTACTGAACCCGCTGTACCCTGACTTCCAGTATGTCCTGTCCCACCAGTCGCTCCTGTTGCTCCGGCTACTCCCGCAGTACCTTGAGAACCCGTTACTCCGGTTGCTCCGGTTGGACCAGTCGGTCCGGTTACTGTGCTATCCGCTCCGGTAACACCTGTCGCTCCAGTCGGACCGGTTGAGCCTGTGCTTCCGGTGCTTCCAGTTGGTCCTGTTACGCCTGTGGTACCAGTAGCACCAGTCGGTCCGGTTGCTCCCGTAGGACCGGTGGGACCAGTTGAGCCAGCACCTCCACTAGCCGACCTCCACCTAGTACCACTCCAAAAGTTTATCTTTAAGCTATTTGTATCAAGCCATAATTGATTTAGATTAGGTGAACGTGGTGCTGTTTCTGATACTGTAACATTACCACCACCGCCTCTTGGTAGTCTATTGATAATATTCAATACCCATGCGGTTGTAGCATATTTTGAACTTTCTTCTTTCTGTTTTTTCTTATTCTCTTTTATTAAGTCTCTAATATAGAGGATTTTTTTATTTAATTTTGTTGTATCGCCCTTGCTATCTTTCTCAAATTTGTTCTTCTCATCAACAAGAGCTAATAAATGTTTCTCTAATGTCCGGACACGCTCAACTTCCTTTTGGATATTCCGAATAACTCTCATGGCTTCTTTGGCAACAACGTCTTGGTGGTTTTGATACTCCTCCTTTGAGAGAAGCTTATCAAACTCTCTATGGTCATGTTCCTTTCCTGAAAAACCATGAATATCTACACCTCGCAATTGGTCTATGTTCAATCCCCCGTCTTTCAATAGCTTTATGATTTCCCCTGCTGTTGCTCTCCTCTTTGCAACCTTTTCTAGCTTTTCAATCTTCTCAATAATGCCCGCAATCTTTTCTGCGGACATTTGCACTATCACTTTTTCCGTTTCCATCCCTAACATCTCCGCTTGCTTTGCCAAGCGTTTTTTCTTCGCCATTTTATCTTTAATGTTTTCTACTCGCTTATCTAATTCCATTCATTTTCTCTATTTCTGTTAGAGTTTTTTTGACTTGTGTCTCTTTCTTCCTAAGAACTGACTCCTTATCAATTAAGGATAGCTCCCTCTTATCAAGTTGTGAGATTCTTTTGTATTCGTCCGATTCTTTTTTATAATCGAAAGGATGCTCTGGGATTTCTTCCTCCCCAAAGACCGGTAGCAAGTCGCACCGGCATTGAGCGTGTAGCGGGAATTGAGCAACGCCCTCAAAATCAATATTCAATGTCCCGCCCTCATCCCCTTTCATTGTGTCCCCCTTATTCCAGTAGTTTCTCTTTATCGGTATCACAACTCCATCCATCGGCCTACAATACTGACACGTTCTTTCATCTTTGGCTGTAGCCCATTGCTTGCCTACGATTCCGGAACGCCTATATGATTCAGTTGTAGCCCATCCGGCAGACCGAGAAACCTCTGTTCTGGTAATAACAGTAGCCCTCTTGGTACTATCCAAGGCGACTTTTAGTTTATTTTTTAAGTCGGCAATACTACCTTCCTCCAAAGCCCACTCTTTTAATATCTTGTCAACTTTCTTCTGTGTGGTTTTGGTAGCACTCTTTCCTAATTTAACAGTTCGGTCTTTGATAAACTCATTTGCCTTTTCATCTGTTGATGGAATCTTGTCTGTCTGTGCCAATAGAGCGAAAGCTAAGGAACTCTGCTTCTGAATTGTCTCCATTAAGAATGGTGCTGCTAACTTTATCAGTAGCTCAACTTCTTTCTTGTTGTCTATGTCTATAACCGCCTTGCCCTTAAGCTGTTGTATGATTTCTTTCTTTTGTCTCTCGAAATACTTTATCAGCTTTAGATTAAACCTATCCTCTATGTCATCAGTAACTTGTATCTTCTGATTATGAAAGTCCTCAATCTCTTTCTCGGTAAACTCCTTTTTATTATTTTTACCAAGATAGTCAATCATTATGTTTTCAAAACTTTCTGTGATAACACCCTTTTTAGGCTTTTTAGCTTTAGGTTTCTTCTCCTCCTCCTCTGATTCCTCCTCTGGTGGCTCATTTCCGCCCTCTGCTGGCTCTTTCGGCTCTTTAAGAGGCTCAAGGCCCATTCTTTCCCTAATCTCGTTAGGTTCAAGAACACCGGCTTTGATATAAATATCATCTATCTTGGCTTGACGCTCAAGGTCATCCGATACCGGATTCTCAAACTCAAACTTCATGTCTGCATTATCTCCAAACTTTGGAAGCAAGAATTGTGTGAGCTGTGCTTCTATCATTTTCATTCTCGGAACTAAAGCACGTCTAGCAAATATCCTATCCTCGTTTTCTCCGTTGGCTCTACTCACGTCTTTGGTTATTCCGACAATAGACTTGGGAACTTTAAATGCCGACATCACTTTATCTCGGATTGATTCTTGGATAGCGTTCATTTGCAAATCCCCGAACTTACTCGAAATTTCTTTCCACTCAAGGCCTCCCTCAAGGATAGCCATTTTGTGTTTGTTGTTTATGCCACCATGTCTCTGTCTAAATTGCTCATGCAGTCTCTTGATAATGCTCTTATTCAAAACTTGGTCTGTCTGCAATACAGCAGATGGCGTTGCGTCATTAAAGAAAAAGATACGTAGGTATTCTTCCATGTAATTATCCAAGTCCAACGTCTGCCGGATAAAATTCATTTGTCCCGCTCCCCTAAATGGAGTAGTGATACTTGGGAACTTTAGGAATACGATATTACCCGCTTCAATGTCTTGCTCCTTGCCATCACTCTTGGTGTAAACGTAATGGTCTATTATGTTTTTATCTCCCCATTTAATCTTGAGCCTTGCAGGGTCAATCAGAACCATCTCATCAGGGTCCTTATCTCTATTCACAAGTAGTGGTGCTTCTCCCTCTGCCAATAAAAAAACGGTCTGCAACCATTGCATTTCTTCTTTGGTCTGAAAACCGTTTGGATGTCGAACAAGGTCAAGTGCAGGATGGTCTTCTTGTTCAATCCATTCCTCGCCTTGTTTCTTCATTATTTTAATCTTTGCCGAAGCAATCTCGTCTGCTATTGCACATATAGCAATATAAGCCCAACTCTTTACGCCCTCTTTCAAAAACTTACTAGCCTTTGGGTCTGGTGGGATGTCTCGGAATTGGGGTGCAACAATACGACCAAGTTCTTCTGTGGCCTTTTGAATTACAGGTTGAACGGGTACAAAAAATCCCCTAATCCTTTCTTTAATTGTCATTTGTCTATTGCCCCTCTTTTATTACTTATCACTATAACGATAAATCCGGTTTTGTCAAGCTAGATAACTGTTATGTTTGGTGCTGTATCTGCAAGGCACTCGTTAAAGGTGAAAGCAAAGGCATCTGCAAAGTCCGGTGAACCCTTACCCTCTGACCTCATTTGCTCTTTGGACTTTATTATAACTCTGCCACCACTATCCTTTTTATATTTAATCATAAGCAATTCATTGAAGCCATCATGCGGTTGTAGTTTCCCTTTCTCCACAAGCCATGTCCTTGCCCGCCAAAACGCCTCCGCCTTTTTATTTGCGTAGGTGCTATCTTCTGACCGCTCTCCCCATTTGACTGCATTGATAAATTTTTCCAATTCATTAAGCCTTGAGCATACCCCGCTTCCTATTCCAGTAGCATCTACAAACACCTGTTCGGAATCAACCTTGTAATCTTCTATCAAATCAACTATAACCTTTGTCGTTGCCATCAGGTCTGTTGTCCTGCTCTCATGGACAATCTCTGCGTAGCTATCGCTTCTCAAAATTGCTACCGTCTTATCTCCGCCCTCTCCAATGTCTACGCCAAGCCTTCTTGTGCCTACATGGTCAGTAATCACTTTTGCTCTTGCGACTTCCTCCCCCTTGAGCAAGCTCACGAAGCCATCCATATCAATCTCATCCTCATTCGGAAATTTACACTCATACAATATATCAAAAAAGGCTTCTTGTCTCATCTCCTCTATGAAGTCCGGTGTATATCTGCCCTCTTTTAATCCTTGCTTATAATCTATGAATACCTTTTTATATTTCTCACTATTCCATGTCCGGTAAAAATGATTTCGGAAGAATGGATTGCCAATCTTTACTAGATACCCTCCGTCATATCCTCCTAACATTCTTAAGACAGTTGATTGCAAGTCATCCGGTATTAACGCTGATTCATCCTCTATGATATTCGGACTACCAAACCCCATCAACGCCTCCTTAACTCTGGTCCTATTCCTTGAGTCTGCTGTAAATGTTTTTATTGCTCCCCCGTTTCTGAAAATGAGATTCTGTTTACTCCGTTCCCGCTTCAACCTATCTAAGAAATCATCCTTATCATATTCAAGTAGGCTCGTAAAATACTGATGGTCAAATAGATGTTCAATCACTTTCCCCATGATAACATCTGACTTCGGCTGACTACCGGTTACTATAGCCCACTTCTCCCCGCTAACACACGATGCAATTATCAAGGCCATAGCCACAGTGTTTGATTTCCCGTATTGAGTAGGTGCTACAATTTGTATTCTGTTATGCCCAAGCTCAAGATTGCTTTTCCGGTGTATTATCGATTCCGTTATCGCTATCTGTCCCTCCGTCAGTTCGAACGGGTTTTGTTGTTCCGTCTTGAAGTAGCTTTGAATTAGTGCCTTTGTTAAGTTCATTGATTTTAGCTAATGTTTCTTCCAACAGATTTTTGTCCCGTTGGTTTATGTCATGCGTGAGGTCCACATCAATTCTATTGCCAAACTCTGACTTTCTTTTCTTCTCAAGATAACTCATAGCCATTTGAGCATTAGGTCTTCTTATCCATTCCTCCTTTTTTGTTTTCTTATTAAATTTCTTTTCCCCGATTATTTCCTTAATAACCACTTGCCTTGACTGTAATACTGGGTTTATCTTTAAAGCCTCTTTCCTCTCCAAAAACTTCTTATTTTTTTTCTGATATGTATATAGAGTTTGAGTAGATATGTCTGCATAAAAACAAGCTTCCTCATCACTTGCTCCAATACTAAAAGCGTGTTCTAGTTTATTGATAGTATCATCTGTCATTTTTGTTGGCCTACCGCCTTTGTTCTTCATTGTTTATCGCTTAAACATATCTTTAAATCCTCCATCTTCAAGTCCTTCGTATACATCCCTAACTGACATGAATAAAGTCCAGACTATGAGAAAAGGAACTATCCAAACAAGGG